TATCAATCTAAGAGATAAATATGATTGTGGAATTGTGGAAATAACCAATTATTGCCTTCACGAAAAAGTGAAATATATAGGGAAGAACCTTGAAACTTGCGAAGGGAAAGAATACGATATTATTCTCTTGATAGCTGTATTAGAGCACATGAATAAACCATTGGAATTTATCGCCATTCTCCAGAAGTATTTAAGCAAGAAGGGGATCATCATTGTTGCAGTTCCAAACTCCTGTAATCATGAATGGAAAATTATGAGAGAGCCATTAACTCACTGTAATTATTTCGGGCAGGAGAGCTTAGAGAGATTAACTGAAATAATTGGGTTGAAAACATTAGAAATAAAAGTATTCCCTTTCCCGAAATTCAAAGGGCAGGAAGCGATAGGGCAGATTTTTTATATAGGTAAAAGATGAAATGACCGGATATAATGTCAGGATAAGAGAATCCATAGGAAAATATAGAGGAAAAGAGCATCCAGTAGATTCAGTTGGATACAAATTAAAAGGATTGGCTTTAGCTGAAAAGCTTGGAATTAATCATGCTAAAATTATTGGCATCTTTAATCGAATAGAAGATATTAATTGGGAAGTATTATCGAATGAATTTGTGATTAAACCACAACAAGGATGTGCTTTGAATGGTGTATTCCCTTTAAAAAATAATAATGGAATATATAAGAATCTCCTCAAACATATTTATATGACCAGGGAAGAAATAATAATGGATTTTAAAAAAGGAGAAAAACCAATAGGAAAACATAGTCAAAATTTATGGATAGAAGAATTACTATCAGACCCATTACCCTGTAATTGGGAATTTCATTCTTTTAATGGTGAGATTGGGGTCATAGAACAACTCTATAAGGCACTTACTCCTGAAATACGAAATTTCTGGACGACAGATTGGGAACCTCTCGGACACATATTTAAAGAGCCAGAAGAAGTATTCAAAAAGATTAAAATAGATATCGGAACGCTTGCTCCTAAAAATAAAGATAAACTTCTGGAAGTTGCCAGAATATTATCTAAAGCAGTCAAATATCCCTATGTGAGAGTAGATTTATATGATATTGGTGATAAAGTTTTTATTGGAGAATTGACTCCACACCCTGGAACATTTTTATCATATCATTTTGTAGATTGGGATGAATATCTTGGGAATTTATGGGATAAGGCAATAAAGGAATTAAGTTATGAAAAGAAATCCATTTAAGAATAAGAAAATAATATTTCTCAATAATATTTGGGTTGATGGGAGTAGTTATAAATTTCCTACATATTTGGAAAATGAATTTGGTATTGATCCTGTAAGAATTAAGATTGAAGGGGATTATGATTTGGGAGTATGTAAAGGAGATTTCTATCCTTCATATAAAGAATTTATGAATAAGGGAATACCTTATTTATTAATAGAGCATGATGTAATGAGCCTCCGATTTGGACTTAATGAAAAACTCTTTAATCATGATAAAGAAAAAATAGAAAATGCCGCAGCTGTCATATTTACTTCTCAAGGCCATGCTAATTATTATGAAAAAATGAAGAGAAAATACAAATGGCATATTCCTGAATATATTGTTATCCCTAATAAACCTTTGAAGAAGGATATTGGTTTTATTCCCAGAGAGAAATTAGAAGGTTTGAACTTGGTTTATGCTGGGGGATTAATGCCACCATTATTAGATAGGAGAATGGGTAATATTTATCATTACAGAGTTTACTATTATATATTTAAGAAATTCATTAAAGCTGGATGGAAAGTACATATTTATACTTGCAAGACAGCTAATGTTAGTCGATTTTATACATACAAGAATATAGGATGTATAATGCATGGATGGATTTCTGGAGGAAAAATATATCAAGAAATGAGTCAATATACTGCTGGGTTGCAAGCTTATAATCGAACTAATACCCCCAAGGGAGCTTTTGAATATTCTCAATTATGCAGACCGAATAAACTATATGATTATCTTGCCGCTGGAATACCGACTATCGGTTATGATGGTGGTAATGGGATGGAAATATATAAAGATAAATGGGGTATCGTGATTGATGATTTAGAGCCAGAAACCCTAAAGGCAATTCCAGGGAGATTAGAGAAAATAAGGATAACTAAAAAAATGAGAAATGAAAATGTTTTGGAGAAAGAAAGGGATAAATTCGAATACATTATTAAGGTAGCCTTAAAAGAGGCTGGGAACAAAGACAGAAAGAGATACTATATTAACGAAAATCCCTTTAAAGTAAAAGATACCGCAAAGTATCCAGGCAAGATAAGAGTTTTTAACAAAGGGGCAATCACCATCTACCGAGGCGGATATCTTTTTCTACCTGGGGAAACTTCAGGAGAATTGACAATCAATATGAGAACTTTTAAAGAAATCAAAGCTCACGTGAGCTTGCGGATTGAACATATAGAGTAAAAAGAAAGGAATCATAAGATGATTAAATACAAAATGAAAATTAAGAATATTAAAGAGGAAAAGGTCGTGAGGAGAAAGAGTGCCTTCCCACCCGAAGGCACAAGGGACATAATTACCGACGAGATGGGGTTCAAGGAGATAAAGGCTTGCAGGTTTTTAAAAATTGAGAGACTTATTTGTATATGTCCTTTTTGTCAGAAGGAATATCACAATAAGCACGGTCTGTTAACTCATATTTCCAAGATGCACCCTGAAGAGAAATATAAAATATTCGGGAAAAAAGGATAGTGATATAAATGGCCAGAAAATTATATTATTCTTCGGTTGATGAGGTTATAAAATATACTGGAGTTGAATATGATAAATTAGGATTGGGGAGTAAACCAGAATTAGAGGAATTGATATTGAAATGGCTGAAAGAAGTAGCCAGTTTAATCAATGCTAACCGGAACCGGGATATGATCACCGACTTGACCTTCGGAGACAAGGTGATGATTGATTATGGAGTAGAATTATGGAATGCTATTTCCGTTAAAGGAGTAAAAGTAATAATAGATACCAATAAAGATAAATTTCCCGATTTAGATATTTTTGCAATAAATAAGATTGAAATAGATAGCACAGTCGCTGGCGGGACAGTTATAGCAGGAAGGGATATTAATCCCCTAATTCAAAATTTCTCCGATGCCAAGATTCTGATGATAAAGGTCAAGCCATATAATAATGTATTGGCAGGTAATATGCAGTTGATATTATATGGTGGCGAAGAATCCGAAACAGTATTAAAAGCAATAGATTTCCCTAAGATGGGAGCAGATGAATGGAAGCTATGCCGGTTCTATCTGGGGTGTGATGATGATCTAAAGGAGATAAAAAGAATAGGGATAAAAATAATTAAGCCGATTGGTTCTTATCTATGGATTTCTGATATTCAAAAACTGATTATCCCTGAAGGGATTACTAATATCGCTATGCGGGCCTGTGCCAATATGGTGAAGCTTGCCTATGCGAATAGAGAATCCCCGGTAATAAGAATAGAAGAGTTGGATGCTAAGCTATTGAAGGATGAGGTATTGACTGACCCATTGAAGAAGGAATTGAGGCAATATTGGGCGAAGCCAAGTTTTAGGTTTATGAGAGTGGAGAGTCCTAATAATGATTAGCGTTGAGATAGATCCTAAACAAATTGAAAAGATAATGGAGATCCCCATAGAGGCAGGGAAGAAGGCCTTTTTGTATTTAGTTTTAGAAGTATGGGCAGGAATGAGAAAAGAATCACCTGTGAACCATGGGAGATTAGCAGGGAGTTGGCAATTAGAAAAGAGGGGAGATTTTGAATCTCATTTAAAAAGTGGGGTAAAATATGCTCCGTATGTAGCCTATGGAACCGGGATTTACGGGCCATTAAGGCAAGAAATCGTTATTGAGCCGGTTAAGAAAAAGTGTTTGCATTTTATCTGGCAGGGTAAGGAGATATTCACCAAGAGGGCAGTGGTAAAAGGTATGCATCCTAATCCTTATCACGAAAGGGCAATGAAAAGAGGAGAAAATAGGACTGATGAATTCATTGCCCGGGCATTGAGAGAGACAGAAAAAGGGGCTTGATATGGAAGAGAAATATTTTAATGAGGCAATAGACGAGATACTGAGTGCTATCCAAACTAAGTTAGAGAATGCCATTCAGGATGGGGAATTATTACAAGATATAAAGATAATAGTAAGAGGAGATAGGACAACCCAGAAGCCGAAGACCCCTGCTGTCTGGATATTTTCAGGAATAGCAATTCCTATGCCAGGGGCATTACATACTATTGTAGAGAGATGGGAACTGGACATACAGATAATAAGTGTTGCCTATAATACTAATACAGAAGAAGGTTATAAAGAAGCGAACGATATTGTAGCGAGGGCAAAAAGGATATTATTGAAAGATAGGACTCTGGGGTTTGGACATGGGACTTTCTTTCAGGATATCAGAAGCAAATCATTTGATTGTTCGAATCCTACATTTGTTAATGGTAATTTTTATAGTGCGATATATACTGCGGTGGTAACCTTCTGTATAAGAGAATGATAAAATTATAATAAAAGAAAGGAGATGATTTAAATGACCGAACCACGTAGATACGCTGGATTTGCGGAAGAATTTAGCTTCAATCCTGAGAGTGCACCAGAGGCAGTATTTCACATTGATATTGCTTCGGCATCGCTCGACGTGCCTTCTGATCCTAACTTACATTTTGAAGGTGGGATGAGCAGGGGAAGGAAGATAATCAGGCCAGGTTATTATGTGCCAGCAGGAAGTATTATCTATCCTATCGATATCCGATCTATCGGATATTTCCTGAAATGGGTATTAGGCAGTTATAAATTTACTGAGGGAGTTGGGACTCATACTCACGAAATATATCCATCAGAAGATATGGTATTACCTTCTTATACGGTGAGATTGGGAAAGGATAATTTCGAACATATCTTTAGGGGATGCGTAATGAATGGACTGGAATTAAGTATAGAAGATAATTTCATATTTGCCACATTGGATAATATCGGGGCAAGAGATACCAAAGGGGCACTAAAAGAAATAGCAGATTTAATATTATTCAATGAGCATAATCTATCTTTTATAGATGCTACTCTTGCATTAGGAAGCAACCCTACAGTCCCTTATAATTGCAAGATAAAAGGAATGACTATAGCCATTACTAATGGAGCTGATGCGGGACCGGGGAAAGGAATAGGATCGAGACATCCTTGTCGGATACCAGTAGGAGCAAGAAATATTGATATAAAAGGCAACTTATGGTTTGAGGATTCTACCGAATATGCTAAATTCTGGGGTGCGACAGGTGGAGTAAGTAAAGACGGGAGTACTACAGAGGCGATGGTTGTTACTATTGATTCAGGTGTAGATGGTAGCATGGAATTGAATTTCCCGAAATTAATGTATGCTGATATAAAAACCCCACCATCAGGAAGGGCTGAAATTGTGCAGGCCTTTAGTGGCATAGCATTGATAGATGAAATTACCCTTGCCGATAAGATAACTAAAATACAAGCCGAATTGCTGGTGACTTTGGAAAACAAAAATAATGATATGGATGAAGGTATTATATCTTAATGGTGGTTACCTATTAAAGTCTAAAGAAGCCTCAAATAGATATGAAATTTTATCAATTTGAGGCATTTTTAAAGGAGTTAAAAATTTATGGAAAACAAAATATCAATTAAAGAGCGGATACTCAAGGGGAAGGAATATACTAAAAAGATATTGATTAAGGAGCTTGGTGGGGAAATAGAAATTAGACCTCTAACCGAAGAACAATGGGCAATAATTAGTGCCAGGGCAATGAAATCGGCTAAAACCGAATTTACTCCAGTATTTAATAAAAAAGGAGAGGTAGATAAGGAAAAGACTAAAGACACGATAAAGTTTAATCTTGATTTAGAGTTACTTCAAAAAGGGGACTTTGAGAAGAACATATTGACCTGTACGTATGGCATAGTTGAAGAAGGATTGACTGAACAAGAATTAAGGCAGATTTCCCCACCAGGTGTAATTGAAAAGATTGCTGAAGAGATATTCAAAATTAGTGGGATCGGAGAGGAGCAGTTGAAGTCTCTACAATTTTTTCGCTGAGAGCGATGAGGGACAGGAGATAATTGCTTTTCATATTTCGGGAATACGATTTGTTAATAGATTCCAAGATCTTACTATTGCTCAAAAACTGTTTATTGAATTGGCCTATGCAGAATATTATAGTAAGACAAAAGGAGATAATATAGGAGAAGATAGAGATAAATATGCAGAAGCAAGAAGAATGGCAAGGGAGAAGGTGAATAAATAGTTGGCAGGAATAATGGAAATCATCGTTAAGGGAGTTGATCAGATTTCTCCCGTAATGAAAAAGATAAAAGGGGACACTGGTGGGGTTACTTCTTTTATGGAAGCTAACTGGAAAAAAGTAGGGTTAGCGACTGCTGGGGCGGCTACTGCTATTGAAATGTTTGCCAGAAAACAAGCCCCTATGCTGGAGAAATCGAGGCAGATAGCAGCCGCGATAGGAATGAATGAAAAAGCATTCAGGGCTTTAGCTATCGAAGCCGCCAATGTTACCTTTCCCTTGAAAGATGTATTAGATTTAATGGAGTTGGGTAAACAGGCAGGACTGGATAGCGCCGATTCTTTGAAAGATTATGCCACATTCTGGGATACAGTCGGGGATGCGACTGGAGAGAATGCCGTTCAGTTGGGTAAGGCAGGAACAGCTTTACGAGGAATGGGTATTGATTTGGGAAATGAGAAGGAAGCTCTGGCTGCCTTTGGGTATGTTACTGAAAATACCAGTGGCAAGATTGGCGAATTCCTGATGTTTCTCGATAAATGTGGACCAGATTTACGAGAGATGAATATGGATGTAAATCAGAGTGCCGCCATTCTGGGTATACTTGAAAAGCAATTTGGTATGAGTGCTCGAACTGCCCGGACGGAATTTATGCAGGCAGTTATAGCAGCTGATGGAAGTATGGATGTCTTACTGGAGACTCTCGGAATAAGTGAAGAGACCTTTAAGTCATATAGTGCAGAAGTAGAAAGCAGTTCAGAAGTCATCCAGAGGAATGCTGATATCCATGCCAAATCCTATACCCCGATACAGAAATTACAACATGTTGTTTCAGAATTGGGATTTAAATTTGCAGGCACAGTAGAACAAGCCGCCAAATTTGCCCCTGCCCTATACTTAGTTGGGCCTGCTATGAAATTGGTTTCGCTTGGTTCAGGCCTACTCAGTAAAGTTCTACATGGTAATTTTATCCCTGCTATATTAGCTAGTGTTAAAAGTGCATGGGCTTTTACTGCTGCCTTATTGGCCAATCCTTTGACTTGGTGGATAATCGGAATAACGGCAATAATTGCAGCAATCATATTATTATATCAGAATTGGGATAAGGTTACAGCCTTCATAAGCAGAACTATTGACTGGATAGGAGAAAAGGTAAAATGGCTGGGAGATGCTTTCAAGTGGGTAGCAGAGAAGCTGGGAATATATAAAGAAAAGACTACCGAAATTATAGAAGAAACAGATACCCTAAAAGAGTCAGTAGATGCCGTTAATGAATCAATAGATGATTTAGCGATCACAGAGGAAGAAGCTGTGATAGCGACAGAACTTTTAACAGAGGAGAGTGAAGGATTAGGAACTGCATTAGAAGGGGTTGAAGAAAAAGCAGGAAAGGCCTCAGATGCAATAAAGATTTATGCCGAAGATGTCGGAGAAGATTATATCCAATTGGCAGTGAAGGCAACCGATTCATGGGAAGATTTTTATGCCTTCTGGGAAGCAGAAGCTAAAAGGACAGCAGAGGTAATAAAAGATGTAAATGAAGAAGTGGCAGCCTCTGCCGCTAAAACAAAACCATCAAATCTTTATAAAATAGTAGATGCCGAAGGGAATACCATAGGATTACAAACAGGGAATATAATCAGTCAGGCAATGAAGGATGAAGGAGTGACCTTAATAAAACTTCATACAGGCGGTATGGTAAAGACCACAATTCCCGGTGGAGAAGGAATAGCAGTCTTAAAAGATAGGGAGATAGTTTCCGAAGGTGAAATTCCAAAAAGTAATCAAATTAATATAACTATTCAAGAAGGGGCATTCAAGATAACCGCGAATAAACTGGATGAGGGAGTTATTAAGAATGCAGGGAAATTATTATTTGAAGAAATATTTGACCAATTCAGGGCTCATAATATCCAGTTGGTAAGGGGGTAAGATATGGATATCAAGTTGGGTTTATTAGACTATGAGACACCTTTTCAATATGCAGTAATTGATTACGGCTATCAATTGCATGGAACAGTCCATACTACTCCAAGCGGAGCTAAAAGGGTGCAATATGCCAGAGAAGATAAATATCTTTTTACCATAAAGTTGACTTATGTTACCGACGGAGTTTGGGATGATCTAATGAATGAAGTAAGGAATAGCAAACTATATGATTTAAATTTGATAATCGGAGAAGACAATTATACAGTAAGGATTATCCCCGAAACAATACCTAAAATTCCAATAATAGGAACAGCAGAGGGCTTCGATATAACTTTTAGTTTAATTGAGGTGTAAAATTGCAGGATTTAAAAAGTTTAACAATTAGTAATTTTGAGAATAAAGCGAATATGATTTTAGGAAAAGCCGAAGTTGATAAAGATGGACTGGGGAATTTTGTCGAATTGCAGGATGTGACTAATTTTAATATTCAATCGAATATAACTAACATCTTTCAGAATACTTGTGCGATTTCTTTTAATATAAGCCTTCTCAATACCAAAGACCGTTATTCCTTTTATGACCCTGGAGCAAGTTGTTATGATTATATCAAAGAAGGAAGGAAGATAAGACTGTATCTGGGGATAAGTAAAGGTTATCCAGATATAAAATCTGCTTCTATTGATGCTTTGGGGAATATTCAAGATGGGCAAATTCAAATTGCTGGATATAATTATTATGATATAAATGCGAGTGTGGAAGGTGATTCAATATATGCACCCTTGCCTATCAATTCATCTATTAATTTAGGGCAATCAAAAGCGGTATCTCCCTATTATTATATAAGGAGAGGATATCTATATTTCGATACTTCCATGTTACCCAAAGGTGCAATTATTACTAAAGCAGTAGTAAAAATAAGAACATATCCTGGGAATGTTTATAGTGGTAGAAATTTTGATATTGTAATCCAAAATGGGCAACCGGATTATCCACATGAACCATTAATTCTTTCTGATTTTGATAGATCAAAATATAGCGGGAATGGTGGGAGTATTAATACTTCGGATATGATATTCCCTTCAGTAGGTTATACTGAAATCGAATTAAATGAAGTTGGTAGAAGCTGGATAAATGCAGGTGGGATGACAAAATTTTGTATAAGGAGTAGTGATGATATAAATGAGTATAAAATACCAGAAGGAGATGGATACACTTATCAAGTTGTAGTCTTTATAGATTCTGATAACACATCATATCCAACTTATAGACCTGAATTATATATCGAATATACTTATCAAGAAGGATATTATTATGAGGATTATTACTGGAGTTGGGTATATGGAATAATTGATAAACCAGATACGCATTATAGCGAAGAAGGGGAAATGTGCAATATAACCGGTAGAGATTATATCGCTTATCTATCCGAAACCTATCTAAAAAAACTATGGTGGGGCAAGTGCAAGAAATATAATGTAGCAGCCGATAAAAAAAAATATGATATGCCAGGCGATTGCACCGGAATATACCGAACTTTTTTAGATAAGACAGGAACGAGAAAAGACTTTAAGGAAATTACTCTTAATAGCGAATGGACTTATGATTGGACTACCAACAAATTAGTATTCCTGATCCCCAGTGTCCCCGATTTTGATGGAATCGGTTGCTTGTGGGTATATTACTATACGGCCCAGAAGGTTGAGAATCTAGTTGCTGACCTTTTAGCGGAAGCAGGAATATTGAATTTATCGGAAAAGTTTTTATGGTTAATAAATTCAAATTTATGCACTCCCACCGGGAAAACCGTACAAAGATCTTGGTTTAGTTCAGGAACTAATTATATTACTGCAATAAATATGTTAACCGAAACAATCATATATCGTTTCTACATTAATGGAGAAGGGAAGCCATGTTTTAAGAGACTCCCTTTATTAAGCACTACGATAAAGAGGATTGATGATACAGAATATCTTATTAAAAAGACAGAGGAAAGGCTTGATGAGCTTTATAATCATTTCATTATTATTGGCGAAAAAAGAGAAATGAAAAGGATGTGCCTGGCAGTAATCGCCTATACTGCGGTTTATGATTTGGGAATGAATTCAGGGGAATTAAGGGGAGCAATAATTGATAATGGTGGGAGTACCTTAACCGTCAAAGGATTCAAATGGCAAACAGGGGCAGAAGCAGAACAGGACTGGCATGTGCATGGTTCGACCATAGGTTATTATACCCATATTATAACAGGACTGATTCCAGATACTGAATACAAATTCTGTGCCTATGGAGAGAATTTAGCAGGTGATAAAAAAAGGTCTCCGTGGGTTTATTTTAGAACGTTAGCAGAGGAGGAATAAAAGTGGCCTATAAAGAATTTACTTATTATGCTAAAAGATTTTTAGGGCATCAAGGCATGCTACGATATGAGTGGGCTACTAATTACGCGGAAGCGAGAGATGCAGAGGAAGACAATACAGGATATAATCCTGGAACTCTTGTCGGGACTGCTATAGGACAATACGATACTTATGACCAACCTTATTGGGACCATGATTATTTTATATATAGAGGAAGTTTATTATTCGTATTAAACAACTATTCGATTGGAGCACCAATCGAATATGCGGCCATTTTATTAAAAAGATATGCTCAAGTAACAATAGTAATAGATTTTGATGTAATTTTACAGAATGGGATGCCAGACTACCCACAAGAGCCTGTAGTGATAAGTGACTATGATAGAAGTAAATATGAAGGGAATGGTGGGTCTATTAAGGCATCAGATTTGGTGATAGGAAGCTATACTCCCTTGGAACTTAATGAAGCAGGTAGAGGATGGATAATGGCAGCGGGAGAGAAGCCAAAATTTATACTGAGAAGCTCGAGAGATATTGCAGGGATCGCACCGGTACAAGCAAGCGATGAAGAAAGAGTCTCATATTATACTAATAATGGCTCGAGTTATGACCCAAGGTTGGTAGTAAGAGTCACTTTATCTATTCCCACTTTATCAACACAAGAGGCTACAAATTTACTGAAGGACAGAGCAACATTATATGGAACTTTAGAAGACAGGGGTTGGTGGATAAATAGTGTAGGGTTCGAATGGAAAAAAGGAATAGATGGAGAAGTAACTTATACCATGGTCTCGACATCCCAAACGGTTACGACATATAGTAAAACAATAACAGGTTTAAGTTATGGGAAATATTATTTTAGAACCAGAGGAGAAAATGATGCAGGGATAGGATATGGAGAATGGAAATCATTTGCCATAGCACCAGTAAAAACGATAAGTGCAGAGAAGGTAAGACCTTTTGTAAGAACATTATTAAGAGGCGAAATCGTAAGCTGATAGGAGAAACGGAATGGCAAGCGGAATTAAAATAAGGGGATTTGAATATATCATACAGGATGCAGAGCCAGAAGAAGAAGCAGTAGGAGTAGAAATATTAGAGGAGACCACAAATCCTGATGGATATGAATATGGAGAATATACCTTAAGAAGTTATGAATTATATATTACAGAAGAAAATCGAATCTGGTGGTTTAGAGCAATCTGTTATATAGAAGAAATAAAGTATTATGGAGAATGGATGAAGAATGTGCCAACTATGATAACCTATGAATGCACAGAGGTGGGAGCACAGGAAGCCAAAGGGAATGGAGAGCTGACTGATAAGGGAGCTAATATCGTAACCAAGAGAGGATTCAGGTTAATTAAGGAATATGCAGGGGATTTATTTGGAGCTTCTCAATATCGATTTGATGGCTTTGAAGGAGAGCTTGATATTGAAGGAATTCATGCTCCCAATGGGGTATTAATAGGTTTCCTTTGGAGAGGAGATTTATATAGAGATTCTTTACATAAAGAGGGAGGGGGATACGAATTAGGCATTTACGAAAAGATATTAGGAGGTGGATTTCTAGGGGAAGGATTTGGTCTGTATTTAAAACCAAATGATATTTATAAGGTAGTGGCAATTGGACAAAATCAATTGGGAATGGGCTTCGGAGAAGAGGTAGAGTTAATAACAGGGCAGATGATATTGCCGAGTGATGATGAAATTGTTTCTCCGATTTCTGCTGAAAAAACTATTACTCTTGGAACTATTCCAGATGGAACGACAGTAACCAGAATAGGAATAAGGCTCGGAAGGACAGAAGGATGTAACGAAATACACGTCTATGAAGATGGGGAATGGGGTAGTGGAGGAAGCATAACATTTTATATAACGGATTTTGTACCCGGAGCAACTTATTATAAAATGCCTTATATAGTTCTAAACCATGGCGATTATGAAGAAGAGATTAAAGCGATCTCGGATTATAGAAATCCAGAGAGGCTGGAAGAGTGGCTGGAAGATTATCCGATAGAGGTATTCCCGGAAGTAGAAGATGAAGACGAATTGGACAAAACCATTATAGATTCTTCTGTTGGAGATATCTCATACAGAACCATAATAAAAGAGATTAAGTGCGAAAAAATAGGAGATCAGAGCTTTATTGATAGATATGGCAGGAGAAGAAGCCAGACCATT